AGAACTCAAAGAAGTTCCATGAAGTCATCTATGCTTCCCTTATTCTTAAGAAAGGAATGCCCTCCGTGTCGAAAGACATGTTGAAACAGGTTGAGAGCGATACTCTAATCCAACTGACAACATTGCGTGAGGATGCGTATGAGAAAACAATTTCTCTACCTGGTGAGGATTTTATCTTTACTAGACACCATCTTGAGAATGAACTTCGAAGGACTGCTTCAGAATTGTTTGGTACACGACCTCTTAAAGAGACCGACATTTTGAATAGTTTCTTTCCCTCCATAAACTCCTGTTATTTTAATACAAAGGGGATGGGTGGGTGCCTCGGAGAGTTAGCGAATAATTATGGCGATGGTGTTAACAATTGTTATATACACCGTGAGAAACATGATTGTTTTGTTAATGAAGGCCCGGAAGAACCGGCCTACTATGTTCATAATGGTATACTCTCAAAGGAGGGTGACTTGTTGGACTTTGGTACCGAGAGTGCGAAGTTTTTCGATCCTATTCCACGATCCTACGGGACGAAAGGAAAGGAAGAAGAGGCTAAGTTTATAAAGGAACGACGTTTAGGCTATGAACAGGCCGAGAACGGATCAGTACTTTGTGTAGATACCCAACAACTGGATGAGACTTGGAAAGAGTTTTATTTTGGCTTATATGAAGAAGCTTTGGAAGAACCACCATTCGTAGAATGTGTGGCCTTAGCCGAACCCTTAAAAGTTAGAGTGATCTCGAAAGGTCCACCAGTCATATATAGCTTCCTTAAACCAATACAAAAGTGGTTATGGGGCGTACTACATAATGAGAAAGTCTTCTCTCTAATCGGCACAATGGTGACCGAGGAACATCTTAATGGTGCTCTTGGAGAGTTGGAGAAAGATTATGAGGTTGTAAGTGGAGATTATTCTGCGGCAACCGACAATTTGCGTTCATGGGTTTCTGAAATCTTATTAGATCAGATCATGATAGAGCTTGGAGAAAGTATCTCGATAGATTTATTGAGAAAGCTACCATCTGGGTTCTTAGCGAATCTTAAGTCATTGATGCTTAAAGCACTGACTAAGCATATCTTTCACGATGAGAGTGGTCATGCTGTCCTTCAAAAGAATGGGCAGTTAATGGGATCCATCATCTCTTTTCCTTTTTTGTGTATGGCTAATGCTGCATTGTGCCGTTTCGCTTTAGAAAACGCCAATAGCAAAACTTATAGACTCACAAACAAACCGTACCGGAAATCCGGCGAGTTATGTCCACTGTTAATTAATGGGGATGATTGTGTGTTCAAGGGTACCAAGGGGCTAATTAGACCTCTATGGGAAGGCATTACAGCTATGGCTGGACTAGAATCCAGTGTTGGAAAAACTTATTTTTCTGCAACATTTTGTACAATTAATTCCACTCTTTTTACATATGTGGATGGCCTATGGGTCATGCAAAAAGCAATTAATATGGGACTTATGTTAGGGCGTAGTAAATCTGGCGAGATCTCCAATGAGATTCATACGCTGGGTGCACGTGCTAGGGAGCT